AAATAAAAAATTTATGACCTCTAATACAATAGATTACCCACAAATTGTTCATGAAATTATTAGGGATGATGAAGTATATAATAATGTTTTATTTTCTTACATTTATACTTTATTATTTAAACATAAACTATCTAACAATTTTATTCATAGAATAAAAATAAATACTACTTTTCCCTATCCAAAAAATAACGAAAATAATTACGGACCCATCCACACTGATATATCAAACACTAATATAGATGGCACTAGTATCATATACTACGTAAACAACAGTGACGGAGATACTCTGTTTTTTGATGATGATTTAAATGTAACTAAAAAAGTTACTCCTAGACAAGGAAGAGCAGTTATATTTAACAATAAAATAAAGCATGCAGCTTGTTGTCCAATAAATTCAATATACAGGCAAGTTATAAATATGGTTTTATATAAATGATAAATTTTATAAAAAAAAACAATAAATTAAATGAAACTAAAAATAGTTTAGTTATTACTTATCCAAGAACTGTTAATATAATATTTGGTAACTATCCGTACCCAGAAAAAATACATAATTTTATTATAGAAATAAAAAATAATTTAAGTGAAAAAATGGAAGGGTATACAAATGTAAAAGGTGGAATGACGGATTGGAATTACTTTATAAATAAATCTTCTTTTGCAGATTTTATGTCTTATGTAATTAATAAACATCAAATATCGCACCCTAATATTTTTGAACATTTTTTTGAAAAATATAGAATTAGAGAAGCTTGGGGAAATGAAATAAAAACAAATGGTAGTGTAGACTATCATATACATCAATTTATGCATGGAATTTTATATTTAACCAAGGGATCCGATTTAAATTTACCTGAATTGAATATAAAAATAACCCCTGAACCAGGAGATTATTATATATTACCTCCTCATATATTTCATGGTTTTGAAAAACATACAGAAAAAAACAATAGATATAGTTTAATTTTTAATATTCAAAATGGAGAAGAATTTGAATACAATAAAAAACTTCAAAAAATAAAATGAATTATTTAGAAGCTATAGTGCAAATAGACAATATTGTTGAAGATATATTTTGTAAAGAAATAATAAATTACTGTAATAGTATTAATTTAAGATCTTTAGGAGTAGTTGATTCTTCTGATTATACCTCTAGAAATGTTTTAGGAAAACATTTAGATTATAAAGAAGATAAAATTATTTATGATAAAATAAATAAAAAAATAGAACAGGTTTATTCTTTTTATAAAATAAAATTTCCAAAAATTATATTAAATAAAATCAGTGAAATAGATGTGTTAAAGTATGACGTAGGTGGATATAATAAATATCACGTAGATACTTATACAGATATTCCAAGATCTCTTAGTATTATAATAAATTTAAATAATAATTATAAAGGTGGAGATTTAGTTTTTGTGGACCAAAAAAATAAAGAAACAAAACGATGTAAATTAAATACAGGTTCGGTTGTATTTTTTCCAAGTAATTTTATGTACCCACATGGAATTGAAACAATAACAGAAGGAACTAGGTATAGTATAGTAGCATGGCTTCAGTAAACGTTAAAATTGATAACCTATTTCCAAATTTAATAGCTATTAAAAATATAGATATATTAAAATTAAATATAATAGGTAATAATTTTAAAAAAACTTTTGGATCCGATATAAAAACTACTCTTAATGGTAATACATTGTTTGATAAAAACTCAATAAATTATTTAAATATACAAATTAGATATATGTTAGAATATTTGTTAAAGCCTTATTGTAAAAATTTTGTTTTTAACGTATGTGATATATGGTTAAATAAATATGATAATAATGACTATCAAGAAAGCCACACTCACCCAAGTGATTTTTCTTTTATAATATATTATAAAGTAGATAAGTCTTATACAATTTTTAACAATCCAGTTAAAAATTTATTAGAGATGCGGGATAGTAAAATATTTGATAAGCATTGCAAACCAAAACTAGAACAAGGAGATTTAATAATTTTTCCTTCTTATTTAGAGCATTGGGTGAAGCCTAACTCTAATAACATAACAATTGCAGGTAACATAAAAATTATAGAGATGATTAAATGAATGAAAAAACTGTAAATATAACTAATTTTATTGGTGTATATGATAATTACATTACCCAAGAAGAATGTAACAAAGCTATTAAGTTATATGAAGATCAAAATAAATTTAATAACACCATTAATCGAATTGGTTTTGAAAAAGCATCTATACTAGACAAACAGGATCAACAGTTTTTTGCAATACCTAATAATATGGATATCTGGTGGGAAGAGTTAAAACCCATGATGGTAAATTTTGATTTAGCATGGAATCATTATACTAAACATACAGGGGCTAGTGATGCGTATAGAGTTCCTTTTCATTTTACAGATTTAAAAATACAAAAAACATTACCTACAGAAGGTTATCACGTTTGGCACATAGAACATGGAAAAGGATATAAAACTGAACCAAGAGCTTTTGTTTTTTCAATATATTTAAATGATGTAGAAGAAGGAGGAGAAACAGAATTCTTACATTTTTCAAAAAGAGTAAAACCAAAAACTGGTAGAATAGTTATTTGGCCAGCAGCTTTTCCGTATTTACACAGAGGTAATCCGCCCTTATCAGGAGAAAAATATATTTTAACCTCTTGGATGTTACTGCGACCGTGATTAAAAAAATAAACACAGATATTCCAACTAAAACAAATAAAAGAATAATTAGTTTGTTATCAGAAATTGATGGCTGGGGTTTTGGGTACGATAACAATAGTAATCAAATAAACGTTAATAAACCAGATGCTGGTTTTACTTTAAAAACTTATAACAATTCATTTAAATATATAGACAATAATAGTTTAAATTTTTTTGCATATTTTATATCTGACATAATAGAAAAAAATACTTTTTTTAAATTTAAATCAATAAACAGAATACATTGGAATTGGTATCATTCAGGCAGTAAAATGGAATTACATTCTGATGAAAGTTTAGATAAGTTTTTTTCTATTGTTTATAATTTACACACCAATGATGGTGGAACAGAATTTAGCGTAAATGATAAAAATACTTTTTATAATTCCATTGAATCTGAAGCTTTATTTTTTCCAAGTAAAATAAAACATAAAGGAATAGCACCTACAAAAGATTTAAATAGGTTTTCTTTAAATATTGTTGTTGAAATATAAATTTTTATGCAGTAGGTCTTGGGCCTAATCTAGCAATTTTTTCAGCTTCAGTTTCTCCATCAACATTATCACCATCCCATTCTTGTTGTTGATATACTAAATTAGCTGCGTTCCATTTATCAATAAATGGTTGAAAATCTAAACCAGTGCTAGCCCAAGTATCATTAGGAGTTTCATCCTTAAATTCTACTTCATCTGAATTATTTGAATTTTGATATTGAACCGCCCAAAAATTTGAATAAGAAGGGTTATTCCAAAAAGCATCATCATTAATTTTATAACCAATAGGTTGACCATCCATTGGATTAAAATCTGATTGATTTATAATAATTTTGTCATCAAATATTACTGTCCAAGTTCCTTTAGCTGCCATTTCTTCTCCTAAGTTTTAATAATATAAATTACTGTTAAATATGGTTGAACTACTGAAGTTGCATCTCCTGTAAAGTTAGCACTCATGTTATGTTGGTGCCCTGATCCTGATCCAGTATTAAATGTTACCTTACCTTCTGGAGCTTGACCACTAAGTTCTTGGTCAAGTTGGTTTTGAGCCATAGCTCTACCACCAACGTTCATACCATGGTCGTGACTAGCAAGTTGAGCTACTGATAAAGTTGCGTTAGCTGTTGAACCTCCAACGTTTCCAGTTGAAGATACAGTGTTCGCTCCACCAGTTGATGCTAAATTTTTAGTTCCTGATTTTCCAACTGCTACGTTATCTTGTAGGTCTGGTAAATCAAAAGTAGTTGAACCATTACCTGCACCATAAGTTGTACCGATAATTGCAAATAAATCTGCGTATGTAGTTCTTGAAACTGCAGCACCATTACATTCTAAAAAACCAGATGGTACAGAAGAATCTGACCACGGCACAATTGTCGCTGTTGGAATACCTTCAATACCTGTAAGGTTAGCTCCATCAAAATCGTATTTAGTTGCTTCGTAGTTTGCCATATTCTATTTCTCCCTATAAGTCCAACCTGTTGTAGCGTCTCCAGAATATACTAAACTGAAACCAGCACCTTGTGTATTGACAACTAGGTCAGCTGCACTGTTTGCTATATTAGATCCGTTTCTTCCAACAGTCAATGCATTTGTATTAAAATCATATCCTTGGTCAATAATTGATACTTCATCTCCAGTTGAAGGTGAAGCAGGAAGAGTGATTGTAAACGCTCCACCATTTGTATTTGCTAAAATTTGTGCACCTGTTTGTACAGTTTCAGCTGAAGTGATTGCTCTCCATACTCTTTCTTCAGAAGCTTTTTCAACATTAGTTCCATCTGAATATAAAACATATTTGTGACCTTCACATAAATCTACACCTGTACCTGTTGCAGTTTTAAAAGTTAAAGTATAACCTGCATGGTCACAACCATCATGAATGATGTAAGTTTTTTCAATTGAATCTGGAACTACAACATTAACATTTGCAGCTAATGTTCCTGTTAATTTAATTACTTGATCTTTACCATTTGATAAAGCACCGTTTGTAAATGTTAAAGTATTTCCAGCGGTGTCATTAACTGTTAAACCAGAATAACCACCAATAGCTTGTTCAAGAATTAATAAGTTTGTATTTGTAATCTGTCCCCAAGTTCCTGAGTTTTCACCAGTTGCTTGTACAGTTAATTTTAAATTAGCTGAT